TGGCTAAAACGTAGGTTTGTAGACAGATGCGAACCAATAAATGACGGCAAGCCTGTATATTCTGAAACATTTGACGTGACATATCAGCCTAAAAAAACTGCTCCAGTTTTTACAGATGAAGAAAAAATAACTTTTACATTCATACCAGCAACGGTTTTTGATAATCCCTCACTTTGTGATAATGATCCAGGATATGTGCGGAAATTAAAAAAATTAAATCCCATATTGCGCGCCATGTGGCTTGAGGGTAAATGGGATGTTTTTGCCGGAACATTCTTTGACAATTGGAACATAATGCACCATGTAATACCAGATGATACATTTGTCTATAAAAAACATTTTAACAAGAAAACTCATACGTTGTATAGGTTCTATGATTATGGTACCAAAGCTCCGTTTGTTTGCCTGTTTGCCGCGCTGGATAGGGATGGATATTTGACCATATTTGATGAAATATCCGAAACTGGATTGTCTGCATCTAAGCAAGTAGTATTTGTCAATGAATATACTTACAAAAAATATAAACTTTTACCTGAAGATTTTGATGATGACATAGCGGATCCAGCCTATTGGGCTAAAACCAGCGAAAAAGATGGAATGCTATATTCACCAAACATGTTTTATGGAGATGGGGGAATTTTTCTTTCAAAAGGAA